AGCAAATCAAACAGTGCTTGTCCAACTGGAATCAGTGCGTCTATGATTGGTCTAAGTGCTGCAAAGGCTGCTTTAACGCCTTCAATAATGTCTGGCAAGATAGCCATAGCACCTTCTGCAAGTTGTACCAATACAGGTAATAGTGCAGTTGCAATATCAGTACCAAGTTGCCCTACCATTTCGCCTAGTCTACCTAGTGTGTCATTGAACACTTCTGCATTTTCACTTGCTTCTAAACTAACAATGTTTGAGTTTGCTTCAACGTCTGCTAGTGTTGCAGCTAATCCTTGAGCGCCATCTTGTAAACTTGCAAACTGTTGTTGAATGACTGGACCAGCTCTACCACCAACTACTTTTGCAAAGTCTTCTGTTGATATAGTACCTGCATTCAATGCGTTGATCATTGCTTCCATAGCATCTGAGCCAGTTAGCAAATCACCATTAGCATCTCTTATTGAATCACCTAGTTTAGCAACAACTTCGCCATATGCTGTATGGCCTTCTTCACCTTGTCTTAGTCTGGTGTTAAGTTGTAGCATACCTCTTTCAAAGGTAGCTGCATCAACACCTGCTTCGTTCATTGCTTGCTGTAGAACTTGGAAGCCACGGAATGCTTCATCACTACTTGCTGCTCCTGCAAGTCTTGCACTCTTGGCAAGGTCATCCATGTCATTGATTGTATTTCTTATACCGTTGATAGCACCTAAGCCAGCAAGTGCGCCTGCGGCTGCAACTGCTAATGGGCCAAGTCTTGCTAGTTTACTTCCTAAACCAACGCTGGCAGCACCAGCAGCATTCATATTGGTAACGCCGCCTTGTGTGTCAACTTCTAATACATAACGGTCTGTGATTGTAGCCATTATCTTAGCCTCCTAAATAAATCTCTCGCAAAGTCTATAGTAGGCTGGCTCATACCGTCAGGTGCTTGTCTACTCCATGCGTCTTTTTCTAATCTTCCTGCATATGGATAATCAGCAGTAATATTTTTTTGGTTCTGAAGACTAGTTTTGCTACGAGCGTTGCCTGAGCGTATAGGAGTTACTTCTTGAAACTTGTCTGCCATCTTACCTGGCAGTTCATTTAAGAAACGCTTTACTTCTCTTGAACGACTTGTGAATCTATCTCTTGTTACCCTACGCATTTTGCTTTGTCCTCTTTACCATGTCTAGTAGTTCAGATTGCGAATATCCATGCGTGGTCTTAACACCTGGATTATCCTCAACGAACTTTTGGTAACTAACTGCTACCTCTGCACATTTAAGATCCAGCGTGTCACCTGTGTGAACCAACTGACTTGGTAATACCCCATATCGTTTGGCCACAAAGTCAAGTGTTAACCAAACGCTGACTTCAGGTGTTAAGGTTGCGAAGTCTGGGGTTGTGTGTTTCCCAGTTCTTCAACCGCTTTACCTATAACAGGCACCATAATCTCAACTGGCATAACTTCATTGCCACTTAGTATGCGTTGACCTTTTTCGTCCAACAGAAGTTCCTTTAGAACTGCCCACATTTCTGTTTGGTCGTCTTTGATCTGTGCTAGTTTGAGATAAGTTGGCAAGTCCTGCCTGTCGTGCATATAGAACTCAATAGGTTCTCCATATGCTTGTACGATTACTGCATCATCTACAGTAACTTTTTTGAGTGTTGGCGCTTTCGCTAGTTCTTTAAGTTGCATTTAATCTTTCTCCCTGTCAATCAGCTTATTTGCGAGAACAACCAAGAAGTTCAATCTATTTGAAGCCTTGGCTATGTCTGCCTTGGCGCACGATATTTCATTGTTTGCCTTGGCTGCTTCTGCTATTACAGTCTGCAGAAGTTCAATCTTTGTCTTTCTATCTAGTAAATCTTTCATCTATCTATCCTTCATGTGTATTTAGCAAGATAAGAAAAAGGGGGTGCAATAACACCCCCAATCCCTAAGCCTTCACGCCCCGCTATACTTATTTATGGTGTAGCAGTGTCGTCAATTGAGTAATCACCGTCAACAGTAATAGTTACTGGTGATACCCAAACAGGCTGGTCTGCACTAACAGTAGGAGACAATCCAGTGATGTAACCATCACCTGATACAGTGATACCATTAGTACCATCTGATTCGTCACCCATGTATAGTTCAAAGCTGATTTTGGTCTTTAGAGTTGAACACCCAAAGATACCAGCATTAGCCATTGTTGTTGCACTAGAGTATGCGCCATCGCCTGTTCCAAAGAAAGTATCTTTGTCAAGAACTAGGTTACATTCTAGTGAGTTTGTCGCTGTAGTAGCGATCTGCAATTTACTTGCAGAATCAAGTTGTGTCCAAGTAAACACGTCATTGGCCGCATTCATTGTGACATCTTGGAGTGCAGGAATACTTACGGTTCCTGACAAAGATCCAGAGCTGTCACTAATGGATAGTGTGGCTTGTTGACCTGATACACCTGGTGCTGGGTATATGTATGCCATATGCTTTTCCTTTAGTTAATCCTTGTTAAGTTGTAATCCACCTGCACAACCAGTAAATCACCAGTGTAGTCCGTAGAGACCGTGCTTTCTCTGGTGTGTGTTCCATCCAATACAATAGTATCTTCAAGTCCACGCAAACTAGTAATGATTGAGTCCAATTGGACAGGGGGGTTCTTTGCATCAACAGCAAGATAGACACTGACTGATGTTGTTGTGTTGTTGATATTTGTTCCTTGAAGAGTTTGAACAATAGGAACACTTGTATATTGTGTGCGGTCTACATAAAGAGTCTTTGGATTCTTTATATACGTTGCAACACCTGACTCATTAAACGGCAACTCATCGCTTAGATTTACTCCACTCAATGCTAGTGCTTTTATTTTGTCAACTACTTGTGTTCTCATCGTATTCTTCTCAGGTTAACATATCCTAGTTCTTTCTCTGTTGATTGAACTGTTGAGTCATCATCAAAGTCATACCAGTCTCCTGCACGAATCAATTCCTCAAATAAGCTCTCAGCACGATTCTGATAGTAGCCCATTTTTGCTCTTTCTGAATTTGTATCATCACCAAAGTCTGCGACTTGTGGTAAGATATATTCTGCTAGAGCAGTGGAAACGCAGAGTTCAGTAAAGTCACCTTGGCGACCTTGAACTTGATCTGCGCTTACACTTGGAATGTCAGCAACTGACGTAACTGAGGCACGCTTCATGTAGTAGTTTCTCCACCACCCACTTGCGCTTATGCGATTCAGTATACGGTCAGTTGCTTTGATCAATGCGTCTTCTACAACATCATCAGTCAAGCCTTCATTACTGTCAAATAGGCGCTTATCTTGTGCAGTTACATCGCTGTATTCTGCAAATGATATTACGCTTCCGCTGTCTGTAATAAAGGCCATTTAACTATCCTCTATTAAACTGCGTCTTGAATAAGAACACCACGGCCTGCGTCAATTAAGCCAACGCCTGCGTGTAGTGATGCAACTACATCAAAACCAACTGCTTCTGCTCTACGAGCAATTTCAAGATCAACATTTTTCTGCATACCAATACGCATTGCATCTTGTCCAAAGACAGCCATCTTAGCACCAGTAACACCAGTGTTTGTAGCATTTAGGTAGCTAGATACGAATACCTGTACACCCATCAATGTACCAAAGAAGCCGCTGCGTAGTGCTGCGCCTTGGAATACGTCACCGCCAGCAAATGCTGTGCCACCAATGTCGTTCATTAGTGCGGCATATGCGTCAGTGCCTACGACACCGTAAAGTTGTCCAGTTTCACCGTTACCACGGATTGTTGCAACTGCGGCAGCAACTTCTGCCATGTCTAAATCACCAGCTGTGATTTCTTGTGCAGTCAATGTACCCATGATGCCTGCAACTGCTTTGTCAAAAGCAGAACTGACAGCATTACCTAGTGAACGTCCAATTTCGTTTGGATCTACGTTACCTAAGTCACGAACAACTGAACGTGCAGCATAAAGATCTGCTGAGATAGTGTTCTTGGTGTCTGCTGGGTTAGTTACAGCAACGTCAGTAGTGATTCCACCACCACCA